TCCTCGTCGGTTCTAGGCACTAGGTCCCAGTCGCCGTCACGGCGCATGGCTGTGCCGAACAAGTTAAATGTAATAATGGCGTCGACAGTGCCAGTCTCTTTGTTCGCATAGCAGTAAAGGGAAACTAGTTCCGAATCTGCATATTTAGTATCTTCAGCCATCTTTTTCCTAATCGATAGTTGGCAAAACCAGCATCAAGTATTATTTTACCATAATATTTGATTTAACTAGTCTTTGAGTTCCTTAACTAGACGCATTCCATAGTACTCTTTAAGCTCTGGAACTAGTGTGACGAGCTGTGCAACCTCGTCTAGAGGTAGAGAATCTAGGTCGATTCGCTCTTCTATCGGTCCATCTTCTGTGTCGATGGTTACGTGAATTACGTTTTCTTTAGTATTTTCATCCATAAGTAAACCCTACCTTAGTCCTTAGCCTTCTTCTCTACTTCTTCCACATTACTAGATGAAAGAATACCAGATTCAACCAAGAAGTCCTTAAAGACTTCGCTTGCCTCGCCTGTTTGTAGGAACTTAGAGAATGATTCTGCGAAGTGCTCGCCGTAGCTACTCTCGCCGTAACGGGTAATCTTTTCGGCTGCAACCTTAGCGTATCTAGGGTTAGTCTTAAATCCAAAGATGTTGATGAAGTTTTGGATTGTGTGACCAAACTCGTGAGCAATAACGTGAGTGAATGGAGTTCCGAAGAATGCATCCTCTGTTAGTCCACCACCGCGAAGCGCCTCGCCGTTAACCAAAATTGTTGTGCTGAAGCTTCCATCGATCTTAGGTAGCGCAATGTTGACTCCAAGTACACCACGAGGAGCAATTCCGCCTGCAGATCGGTAGAGTGCAGAGAACTTAGATTCCTTGGATACGAGTCTGATTCCGTGGTCCATAGTTCCGAATGAGTCTGCGATTCCCTGGTCAGTTAGGAACTTGTCAATAGACTGAATAGTTCCGAAGTAGTCAGTTAGCTCAGACTCAGGGAATGCTGGGATAAGCTTCCCGTTCGGGCCAATCTCCAAGTCAACCGAGACGTCGCGGATTGCTCCATCTGTCTTCTTATACTTAGCTGGCTCTTTTAGGATTTCAGCAATCATCTGCTGCTTAGTCATACCAAAGAATCCGCGCTGCTTTGAGTGCTTTAGCTCTAGCAGTGTGCGAATCTCAGAATCGGTTAGGTCTGGGTACTCTAGTCTCGCGGCTTCCATAAGCTTTGAGAGTTCGCCAGCGTTGAAGTATGAAGTTGCATTAAGGGACGAAGCGTCAAACTCCCAGTTAGGGAACTTGTCTTTCAAGTCGGAGGCTAGCTCATCGATTTCGTTCTGAACTTCTTCGTTTAGCGCAAGCTGCTGTTCAGCATTACGCTTTGAGTTAACTGGAACGTTGAAGTCTAGGCCAACTGTCTTAGGGCGCTCGATTGTGTTCGGGTCTGTCTCGAACTCGATTGCATCCAAGTCGAAGTCTGGGTCAGACTCGTCGGTATCCGCGACAATCTGCTTAGTAGGCTTGGCTGCTTCAACATTGCTGGTGATTAGCTTAGGGCCGCGCTGTTCGCCGCTTGCGATAGCCGCCTTCTTGACTTCTCCATCCTTGTTGATGTAGAGAACTCCAAAGCCCTTCTTGCCATCTTTACCGACAATCGGGACAGATTCGACTACAACACCTAGGTTAGAGCCATCCTTGCTATAGAAGTTGTCGCCTGGAACTAGGTCATCGACCTTAGAGATTCTGTCTGGAATAGTTGTCTGTCCAGGGAATCTTAGGGTGCCAGGTGTATAGAATACTCCACGCTCTTCACGAAGACGAGCACCAGATACACGACCCTTATAGGTGGTTAGCTCAGTCTTCTGATCCTTAAGGATAGCCAAGCTAGTTGAAGGTAGAGATGTTCTCTTGCCATCTGCATCAATTACAGTTACGTAGTCACCGTAATCAAAAATGTCATCGCTCTGAGCAGGGCTAGAAGTGTTAACCTTCTGCTTTCCGATCACACGGACGGTCGACTTTTCCTTGATGTTGTTTTCGTACTCGACAATCTGTCCGACCTCAAGTGAGGTGACCTTGTCCTTAGATGACCAAGGCACTGCTCGGTTCTCTGGAGTGTCTAGAAGATTCTGCTGCACAGCCTTAGATGCCATGGTAACGGCCATGCTGAAGCTTCTCTTGTCTTCCTCTGGGAAGCGCTCGGCAAACAACTCTCTAATAGCGGTTCTAGCTTCTTCGTGAGTCTGCTCGTCTATCGGTAGACGCCCAAACACTGCACGGAGTCTAGCTTCTAGGGCTGCTCGGTCTTTGTTTTTGTAAGCTTCAAATGTGCTAGGAACTTCCTGCTCTAGAAGTGTTCCATTAACTGGGTTTACTCGCTCGGCGTATCCAGTCGAGTAGTACTTTGCACTTTCGGCGACTGTCTTAGTTCTGCCCTGATACTTAAAGTATAGAGAGCGCTCTAGAACGTCGTTAGCGTGGACAGCTGTATCAAAAGTTGGGCTGTACTTACGGGTCTCTTTACCGGTAAGAATGTCAGCAAGAACCTCTGGACCGTTAGTCTTTCCAATTAGAGACTGAACAGAGTCACGAGCATCCTTGTGTAGAAGTGTCTGCTCTTCGCCAGTGTCCAAGTCCTTAAAGTGGAACATGTAAGCGATCTTCTTTTCACCAGTAATGGCTGCACGGATCTCCCACTCAATGTTCTTGCCGTTCTCGGTAGAAGTTTCACGCATCAGAACTAGCTGACCTCTATCGTTGAACTTAGAGTTCTTGTAGGTGTCGGCCAAGAAGTTTAGCATCGCGTTAGGGTCACGGGGCTGACGAACTTTGCCCTTAGAGTCGGTCTCTAGGGTAGCTTCACCATTCTCGTTTACAAGTGGGTCTAGCTTAGTCTTGCGCAAGGCCTCTAGTTCTTCAGGAGTAAATTCCTGGCGCTTGATTGTTTTGCCATCATCTGCACGGCGCTTAGCCGCACCGATCTTCTGAGGCTTAGCTGGAGTTTCAGGTACTTCGGCAGCTGGAGCTTCCGGGATTTCAGGAGTTTCGGGTGCGTTCGGGGTGACCTCAGGGGCGGCAGGAGTCTCGGCCTTAGGTGCTGGCTTTGCTGGCTTAGGTAGGCCCTTCTTACCTGAGACGACAGAGTATTCCTTCTTAGGGTCAATAGGGAATAGTCGAGTGGCTACCTGCTTGCTAGGGTCTCTCGGGTCCTGCACCTGTCTAGTGACTGGGCGACCGTCTGCGGTCAACAGCTTCATGGTTTTAGCTTCAAAATCAATGTCTTCGATAGTGAAGTCGGTTCCATCATTAGAGCGGATAACATTTCCGCGGTCAAGGCTGAATCCCTTAACTTTCTTAACCTTAGACTCTGCTTCTACCTTCTGGATAAGCGCATCTAAGGTCTCTTCGGTGTCACCATTGTAGGCAACATCGGCAATAACTTCTGCAATTGGGTCTCTAGGTGCGAGCATTTCAATGACTGGCGAACTGCCCGGGAAAGGAGTAATGGTATCCATGCGTACGTCGCCGTTAGGTTCGGTCCAAAATCCTTGTTGCCAGGTACCGCCGATCCGTTGAAACCCTGGGGTGTACTTAGCTTTCTCACTTACGCCCGCGGGGCGTTTAGGTTCAAATTTTTGAGAAGGTAGTTCTTTGTCATTCTTGTATGGATCCTCCGGGAAAATGTCCTTGGAGGCACTTCTGACCTTCGGCTCTTCCTCTATTACGGCCTTTTTAGTTTCGGCTGCAGGGGCATTTTTTAAGAGCTCTGCTCTCATCCCGTCGATTAATTGTTTGTGGTAGCGCTCGAACTCTGGCCCGTCCTCAAGCGGGTTGCCGCCATCTCCTCCAGGATTTAGCTTTAGAGCATTTATCTCTTCTATTTCAAGACCTCTGCCAAGAGCTTTTTCTAGAATTCTCCGCTTTTGATCTCTCTGAGAGTATACAGCCCTAGATTCTTTTCTCGGGTCTTTCTTGATCTCTACATTTGGGGAGCGCTCATCTAGCCACTCTACCCATTTGTCGCCGTATTCATCGTCTTCTTTTTGGTCTAGAACATCTTCCGGAGTTAGGTCTGGTACAGGCCTTCCATCGAAATCAGGATTAACGGTTTTTGATTCTTCAGCTTCTACAGACTTCTTGTATGCTGCCTGCTCTTTTGCCTCAGGCGAGTCGATACCTTCATTGATAAGGCGGACGTCCTCGTCGGTGATGTCAGCTCTTTCTAGCTGATCAAGAGTTGGAAGAGTTGCTTGCTGCTCTTCACTAATCTGTGGTTTGTTTTCGATGCCCTGCTCTTTTAGGACTTCGTCCGGAATAATAGCATCTGCAATTCGAACGTTAGCTGTGTTAGCACCATAAATACCGTCGGCAACACCTTCAGAGTCTTTGCCCTGGATTAGAACACGAACACCGTCAGGGGTACCAGTAGAACCTACAGCTCTTCCGGTTACGCTAGCAGTTTCGCCACGCTCGTTCTTGTAGAACATGCGAAGTTCTGCGCCCATTTCGATCCACTGACCAGCATCTTCGCCAAATTTTTCACGTGGCTGGACTCGCCAAAAGCCTTTATTAGCACCATCATTGAACCCAATGGATGCTACTAGTGAATTTAAGCGCGTGTGCAGCTCGTTAGGCATGGATATCCTCTACAGATAATAATAAAATCTAAGTAAAATTTTACCCTATTAAAATTTAGTCGACTTGTTGGTAGCGCTGAACCGCAGTTTTTAGTTGGTTCGTTGTGGCCTCCGACAGGCTTCCGCTAGAGATTAAAACCTTAAGTCGGGTGCTTGAATGCAAAGAATCTACATAATCAGACTCGTTGCTAAAGGCATTGATAAGGACCTGACGACCAGAGTTATCTAGCTCTGGAGCGCCTGACACCCACACTAGTGAAGCAACTAAGGAAGAATCCGTGTCCGGGTGGCCCTCAGATAGCAAGTCAGCATACATCGAGAAGTCTTCGCCGTCGGCTACAAGACCGGTGGTTGCATATTCAGCAAAAGTGTGGAGTTCCCACATGATTGCAGAGTGAATGTCTTCGCACGATGAGAGGTAACTGTACTTGTCGCAAGCTTTTCTGGCTACCTCGTACGCAGCTTCCTTGCTTACGTGGCGTGACACACCGAAAGACGAATTAATGTCGTCAATCAAGTAGTTAATGGTTGCAGATGATGGCACACAGTTAGGAACTTTATTGCCGTTCTTCTTTTTCATACCAACCTGAACATAGCCATCCCAGCAAGGGTCGTCTTCACTTTTTTCAAGTTCTGCGGCTGCAGTGACTGCACCGTCTGGAAGTACGGCAAAGCGGCACAAGCCGCCCTCTTCTACTGCAGCAGCAATGATTGAGCAACCATTTGGTGCGTTGTAGAAAACGCAGTTTCCGCACTTAACGCCAATCTTGGCGTTCTCTACGTTTTTCTCTGCGGAGTCGTATCCAGCCCAAACGCCACTATTGTCGTCGTTGAACTTACCGTACTTTTCTACAATCTTGAGCAGAGCATCGGCGAGGTCCTGCTCTTCCGGGACAAGCATTCCAGCTGCCTCAAGCGAGGCACGGATGTCTTGCTCTTTTAGGTTCTCTACAGGGGCTGCGTGACCACCAGAAGCCTGAAGAACTTTATCTAGGTACTCTGACATTAGCGAACTCCTAAAAATGCCTTGATCTGCCAAATCCACTTAGAGTACATATCCATGCGTGCAGCTAGGAAGTCCATAAGGCCCTGAAGTTCACAGTGTTGAGCAGCTCGGAACGCTTCGTTGTGGCAATCATAGAGGTGTTCCATAATACGCAGGGCTGACTGTAGTAGGAATCTGCTTGAAGTACCGTCTTGACGCTCTTCCTTGATACATGACATCTCGGTGAAGTCTGTCAGCAAGTACGGAGCCGGGAAGCCGACCTTTAAGATGTTCTCTGCTAGTTCGTCAACAGAACCATCTACGTCTTCATATAAGGTTCTAAAGAATTCGTGGTACTCGCCGAAGTCTGGTCCCATTACGTTCCAGTGGTATCCGTGAAGGATAAATTTTGCAGTAACTACATCAGATAGCACTAATGCTAACTTCTGCGCTACATCCGTCTTGTTGCTTTCCATATTATGCCTCTGGCTCTGCTAGTCCTGTAGCTGGCGCTCCAGGTGCGGGGGCGGCTTCTGGAGATCCGCCCTGTAGTAGTTTGTCGATCTCTGGTGGAATCTCTGCTCCACTTTCTTGCATTTTTGCTGCACGAATTTTTTGCATAAGGTCTGGAGCAACAGCACCGAGCATGCGCTCAGTCAGCTCGGGGCTTACCATACCCTTGCTCATGATTAGTCGAAGTGCGTACTCTGTAGGGTCTGGAGCGTCAGTCTCCGCAAACCCGTGAGCACGACGCCATGCATCGTAGGATACCGCCATCTTGTCGAATCCCATGTCTGCATCCGCAGCACGGTCGTTGCGAGTGGCAACTAGAGATGGGTCGTACCAGATGCAAACGTTCTTCACTTCTTGTTCAGAGTATCCGTTTGCGATTAGGTATGGACGCAAGTACATAACTGTCAGTGCGTCAACGATAAGTAGCATCAGAGGCTCGATGTGAGCCTTGTAGAGGCTCTCGTCTATCTGTAAAGCGTTGGAATACTTGACGTTAGCAAGTCCCGTTACGATGTCTTTGGGAACGTCTAGACCCTGCATGATGCGCTCTAGTACACGGTCAGCACGCTGGGCAAGGGCTGGGTCGAAAGATCGCTCGAACTTGAACTGCTTGATCTTGTCACCAAGCTCTGCTGGACCACGAATGATTAGCGGAACAACCGCGCTCGCAGAATCCTCGTCCTTAATAGGAGTGGTCATCGCATCGATGAGCTGGTCTTCGAAGTCGTCAGCAGCTTCTTCTGGGTTGTACTGCTGGTTGTATTCGCCGTCTTCGTCATATGGGTAATCTGGATCCGGAGACGCAGCTACTGATAGACCGTCTGGCAAGTAGAGAGCACCAGCGTTTAGGCGCGAACGTGCAGTTGCACGGAAAGTACGGTTTAGGAGTAGAAGCTCGGCACAAAGATCTAGCAGACCGCGAAGTGAAGAGTCAGCTTCCTGAGTGTAGCGAGGGTGTGCTCGCCAAATGCGACCAACAAAAGCCTTAGGAGGAAGCCCGATTGCTTCCTTATTGCCCTGAGACATCATTCCGCCGCCGCCAACATCGCGACGAGGGTTGATGATGTAGTTTCCTTTTTGGTCAATCTGAAGTTCGTCAACAGAGCGAACGTCCCATGACTCTGGCAGACCAGAACCAACACGTTCAGGGATCTGAACTAGGTAGCATTCGCCAGTTACCTGCAAGTTAAGAGCTGCATCCTTGAGTAGACCCGCTTGACCACCAAAAGCTGAACTCAATCGATCTAGCGCACGCTCTGCAGCGGCTGCTAGACGTCGATCAACCTTAGTTACATCGTCGATAGGGGCAGGCGCTTCGTTCGGGTTATTGATTGCAGCGGCGTAGAGTCTAATTCGAGAGACAACAGACGCAACTAGGTTGAAAGCGTACTTAACTTCGCCGATAGAGTCGTAGTATTCCCATGCTTCACTTTGCCACGAGGTAGATGCAGACTGACGACGAGACTTAAATAGCTCAGCTTCGCCCTTGTCCTGAAGATTTACCTGTGCAGCAGCTGCTGTCATAGGTCGAGGGGTGTTAAAGACCTGAGGCTCTGCGTAAACAATCCCAAAAGAGTCAACTGAAATGCCAGGAGCTACGCGAGTAGCGTTCTTTGGGGCTGAAGCACGCACGTTTCTACGAGTTTCGCTCGGTTTAGCGTTTTCTTTCTTAAAAATACCCAAGAGGGGCTCCTACCTGTTAGCGTTCAGTCCAGGCTGACAAAAGCCCGACTAAAGCAGAAATAGCCAAGACTAATGATACCACAAAGGCCGCTTGGGGTAAAGTTAACCAGAAAATAACTACAAAAATTGATGCCCAAAATCCAGTGCACCAGTTGCAAGTAATCAAATATCCAATTTTTGTCGTTGGGGGAAACTTTTTCCACACTCTTGTGCGAAAACCGTCTGCAATTGCGTCAGTTGTGACCAAATGCGTCAATCTATAGGCAGCAAGTGCCAAAATTACTAAAGTTACTGCACTAATTTCCAATTTAATCCTTTATTGAGCCCAGCGTATTGTATGGATTCCAACCTCGTAGGCGAGATCCACAGCCACAGCCCGTATCTTTCTTGAATGCTATCATCTTTCCCGAAGTCGTGACAACAAAAGAATCTTTTGTAGGCTCCTTAGATGGGATAAATGTTTCGTAGGTCTCTTGAAATACTATCTGAGGGCCGCTGTTTCCGTCTTTTGCCACTACAACATGAGTATCGGTGACTATGACTCGGGTAATCTCTAAATAATTAGACCCCGGAGTCGGCTCAAAGCTTCGCATAGTGGTGACATCTTCGACTTTTCCTGGCCCAATCGCCGCTAAGTGGCAAGGGAAGCGGTCAAGGACAATTTTCATTATTTAACCCTAAAAACACGCCCGGCAGGACGATTACTTGAGGTTGACACTCCCAATTTGCGGTCTGCGAAGCTTTTTGCGCGAATTTTTCCGCCTGAAAAGCCTGGAGGTGGCTTAATTAGGAGTGCAGTTAGCGCGTGAACAAGTGCATCGACGCGGTCAGGTGATTTAGATGAGCTTTCTGGGATCCAAGAATACATCTGAGACTCTAAATCTGGCAGGTATCCAACATGGTGAACACGTCCCTGCTCGTATGCGAGCACAATTGGCTCTGCACGGAGCTGTTTTCCGTACTTTGAGTGCACTTCAAGCACTTTAATGCTTGGATCAATCGAAAGAATGGCATTCTTAACCAAAGCTCCACCCTGGTTAACTTCAGCAACAACCGGGCAGCCCCATTTCCGTGCCATTTCTACTACTTTACGAGCCCAGGTATCCGGTGAGCCGTGAATAGACGCATCCTCTAACACCCAAGCGTTGCGCTTGTATAGGTCGTGATCTGCAGTAGATGCAACTACTACGATGCCGCATTCGTCGCGAGGGTTTTCGGCGACCGAAGGGTCAACACCAATTACGCGAAGTGGAGTCGAGAATGGGTACATAGCTTCGCGAGCTGATTCGACCATCTCTTCGCTCCATAGAGCGCCGTCGACGTCATCCAACATTTCACCATAGAGTTCCTGGCGGGCAAGCGATGTTCCTTCGTAAACGCCAGTAATCGTGTCCAAGTATGCCTGAGACAAGTTACCTGCGTTATCCAGGGTCGAGCCGCGAGTTACTCTTACGTTTGATGGTCTACCGTCTGACCTGTCAGTTCTAGATTCTTCAATAAGTTTGTATAGAAGCGGGACACGCTTCGGGGTGGTGGTAACTACCATTTGAGGATTAGCACCAAGACGAGTACCAACTCGTAAGTTGTCGAACGCGGTCATACCCGCAGCATCTGGAGTCTGACGCCAAGCGGCAATCTCATCGCCCCAGGCGTGAGTGAACTGAGGACCACGGAGTGAGTCAGGCTCATCGGCTGTGAAGAGTGTGGCAGTATTTCCGTTTGGCCAGGTTAGTCGACGTTTCGAAGGTTCGTATAGTGGTTTCTCGGAAGGAGGGGAGACGTTGATAATTCCCGACTCACCTTCAACGATAACGTCACGTACGTCAGCTGCGGTACGAGCAACAAGTGCGAAACGCCGTTGGCCAGTAGTGGTGTATTTTGCCTGTTCACGAACCCACTCTGAAGCTAGACGGGTTTTACCGAAACCACGACCTGCAAGTACAAGCCAGACGTTCCAATCAATACCAGGTGGGCAGAACTGCTCGGGTCTACCCCAGACAGACCAATCCCAGACGAGTGCGTCTGGGTCCATGCCAGCGAGGATCTCGTATCGCTCCTGATCTGGGAGTAACGAGATCTGTTCCATGATGCTTTTACCCATTGTTTTATCTTACCCTAAAAGAAAACCCCCGCCTAGGCAGGGGTATCTTTTTACAAACTTTAACTTGTGGTGAAGGTAGCAAGCATGTAGTAGTCAGTACCACCGGTGATTCCGTTGCTTGCGCATGAACCCCAGTACATGTCGTTCTTACCGCCAGTAGTCTTTACGCAAACGGTCTGCTTGCCGTACGGGGCTAGAGATGGTTCGATGTCAACTCGACGGCCAGTTCCAAACTTTAGCTTGTGACCGTCTTCAAAGTGGATATCTCGCTTTGGAGAGATGTCACCGCTGTCACCTGAAGTGCCGAGCTCGATATCGGTAGAGGCTGCGGTGCCGAGGATCTTTTTGACAGCTAGTGTCTTGGTGGCATCGATTACAGTGTTTCTCTTTAGTACGAGGTTAGCTGAAGAGGATGTCTGACCGATTTCAATAGCGGTTGATCCAGAGGTTGACTCGATGTTGTTGTCAACAAACTTTAGCTGACCAACCTGAAGCTGGTTAGCGCCGTCAATCTGAAGAACACCGTCAGAAACTGTTAGTCCAGCGTCATCGCCAGTCACGTCATCGGTGATGTAGATGGTTCCAGGCCCAATGTGAATTTCTGAGAAGCGCTTCTCGGCTGTACCTAGAGAGCGAGTGTTGTCAGTGTCTGGAACAATGTTGGTAGTTACGTTTAGGAAGTTCGCGTCGTCGCCCTTAAGGTTTCCAGAGTTTACCCACTCGTTGGTGTGGTTGTTCCATGCATATAGAACGCCGTCAACAATGTGAAGGTCGCCAGGCTCGCCAGTAGGGTGCTCATCGATGAAGTCCTCGTAGGTGTCGTGAGCGTCAAGGATCTGAAGGGTTAGACCATCAGATACGGTAACGTAGCGGTTCTGCTCTGAGATCGAATCTTTGTAGATACCGCCAGCAATTTTTACAATGATGTCTTCGTCAGGTGAGATAATCTGGTCAGCGATTACTTTGTATTCTGGAGTTGAGTTAGATGCCATAATGGATGGTCTTTCTTCGCGATAATGTGGTCCCAAGCAAGATTATAGCAGAACCAGCTGGGGGACAATATTTGCAAAGAAAAACCCCCGCGCAGCTCCGGGTGGAGTAGCGCAGGGGTCTTACTGTTTAGCTTTGGCTAGAAACGATCTGCGTTCATAACCTTGGTCCATGCAGCAACGAAGTCGTTGATGAACTTAATGTTTGCATCATCCGAAGCGTAGACCTCGGCGAGCGCACGTAGAACCGAGTTCGAAGCAAACACTAGGTCTGCGCGAGTTGCCGTCCATTTACGTTCTCCATCTTTGTAAGCGTGTGATCCGTAGACGCCCGGCTGGCCAGCCTTAGGTGCCCACGCAATGTCGTTGCTTAGTAGGTTGCGGAAGTACGAGTTGTCTAGCGTACCCGGGGTGTCAGTTAGAACTCCGTGCTTGATGTCACCATGAGTTACGCCTAGAACACGTAGACCACCAACAAGAACTGTCAGCTCTGGAGGGGTCAAGCCAAGTAGGGCTGCCTTCTCTAGAAGTAGACGCTCTGCGATGTCTTCGTGTCCTGGAGCATAGTTGCGGAAACCGTCAGCAACTGGACGTAGGTGGTTGAAAGATTCAACATCAGTTTGCTCCTGAGTTGCATCTCCACGGCCGCCAAGGAATGGAATCTCAACGTGAGTCGGGGTCTGGACGATTACTAGCTTTAGGGCATAGTTTCCAGCGTAAACAACTAGGTCAGCTAGAGAGATCTCTCCAGTGAATAGTTCTCGAACCTTGTTTAGCTTTCGCTGAACAGTGGTTAGCTCTTCTGAATCGTTTACGTCCCAGCTGCGCTGAGGCTCTAGGAATACACGTGCACCATTTGCTCCACCGCGCTTGTCGGTGTTGCGGAAGGTAGACGCAGACGCCCATGCCGTACGTAGTAGCTGAGTCACACCCAAGCCAGACTCGTTAATCAGTCCATCAAGCTCTTCCTGCTCGTAAACAGAAAGCGGCTCTGAATTACCAGGAGTTACTGGGTCCTGCCAGAGCAGAATTTCTTCTGGAACTTCTGAACCTAGGTAACGAGCCTTCGGTCCCATGTCGCGGTGAGTCAACTTGAACCAGGCGCGAGCAAAGACATCAGAGAAATAGTCAAAGTCTGCAAGGAACTTCTGGCAGATTTCGTCGTACTTCTCGTCGCCGAAGCGTAGAGCTAGATCGGTAGTTAGCATGCGGATCTCAACGAACTGGTTCTCCAAGTGCGCGTGAGGAGCAAGGTGAACTTCGTCAGCTATCGGACGCCACTGCTTTGCACCAGCTGGTGATTCTTCAATCTCCCAGTTGTCGTACTCGTAGATTAGCTTGAGGTAGTCATTGTCCCATTGAATCGGGTTTGGAGTCCAAGTAACTTCTAGGCCAGAAGAGATGGTGTCTTCTGAGTGACCCTTGCCCTGCGAGTTTGCCCAGCCGATACCAACCTGGTGGATTGGAGCACCTTCTGGCTCAACGCCAACCTGGCTTGCGTCGCCTGCACCGTGAGTCTTACCAAAAGCGTGACCACCGGCAATAAGCGCAACAGTCTCCTCATCGTTCATTGCCATACGGCCGAATGTCTCGCGGATGTCTGCAGCGGCTAGCTTGAAGTCTGGGTTACCGTCTGGACCCTCTGGGTTTACGTAAATAAGTCCCATCTGGACTGCGGCTAGCGGGTTTTCTAGAGTTCCTGCTTCACGAGATGCATCGTAGCGGCCGTTAGTCAACCACTCGGTCTCTGAGCCCCAGTAAGTGTTGTCTGGCTCCCAAACGTCTGCGCGGCCACCGGCGAAGCCGAAGGTCTTGAAGCCCATGTCTTCGAGTGCAACGTTACCTGCAAGGATGAATAGGTCAGCCCAGCTGAGCTTACGTCCATACTTCTGCTTTACTGGCCAAAGTAGACGGCGACCCTTGTCTAGGTTTACGTTGTCTGGCCATGAGTTAAGTGGTGCGAAACGGTGTAGACCTTGTCCAGCACCACCGCGTCCATCTGAGACTCGGTAGGTTCCGGCAGAGTGCCAGGCCAAGCGAATCATGAACGGACCGTAGTTTCCGTAGTCTGCAGGCCACCAGCTCTTAGAGTCAACTAGGGTAGCTGAAATGTCAGCCTCAACCTCAGCGAGATCTAGAGTTAGGAACTCTGTAGCGTAGTCGAAGTCCGGACCATAAGGATCAGACTTCGGGGAATTGTGGATTAGTGCTTCAGTTGTTAACTGCTCTGGCCACCACTTGCTTGTGTTGGCATTGCTAGTTACGTTAGACGCCCCCTGTGGAACCGGGCATTTTGCCTCGTCTGTCATTTATACCTCTCCTGAATTTAATTTATTTAAAGTTGCGCACACGATTCGTGCAGTTTTGTCAGCAAAAATTAGTTGTTGCTGTTCTGTTGGATTAAACACGCTGCCTACCTCTGGAAATTCCAAAACCTTGGCTTCTCCAGAAAGGATGTCATTAACGCGAGCAGCAACAAGCATCGCAAAGCGCTCTTGCTGTATCTCAAGTTTGTAGAGATCATTTAGGTTTTGCATTAAACGTCTTTAATTAGTCGGTTATCTTTTAGGATCGGCTGGTAAACCTTAGACTTTGCACTCTTTGGTTGGATGTAGCCGTAGCGAGCCAAACGGAAACGGATCGCACCGTGAGTGATGCCTAGACGCTTAGCCAAACGGTAGAGGGTTACGCCTTCTACTGTTCGAGCGTGGTTAAGCAACTCTGTGTACTCTTCAGCTTCTGCGCGGTACTTAGTTCCATTTGCACGAACCTGCTGAGCATATGGCTGAAGTTCTAATAGGCGCTTCAATATTTCTGGTGAAGGCTCTACGTATTCCTTAGGCTTCTTCTCCTGAATTACAGGAGGCTCCGGAATATCAACGTTGAGGATAATCCCTTCCTTGGGGATCTTATCCGCGGCATTAGAGATCTGTCGAATTCGTTCTCTGGTCAAACCGGAAGCGTTTGAGATAGCCTCGTAAGTCCAGTTTGCGTTAACTAATTCTTTAATCAGTCTGTCTCTGCGCAAGTTGTCGGTGATCAACTCGAACTCTGCGTTGATGCTTTCGGGCAGACGCTGGTTCTTCTTGATGTATTTCTTATCATCGCTAGTAGTGGTCATTTTTCTCTCTTTTATCGGATGAAGCGCTTCCTACCGATATTGTTGTTATCTTCGATAAGTACAACACGGTAGTCGTCAGATGTCAAGTTTTCAATATCAGAACCGATTCGAATGTCTGTGACGTGAACCATAGATTCAATCAAGGTAACCATCTTCTGGATCTCCTCGGTTTCAGCTAATTCTGGGCACCATATCTCTACGGCGCAGTCTGTCATTTCAAAAAGACCGCTAGTAGGAATCAAGTCTCTGAAGTCGTCATAGTCGTGAACGCTAAAGGTTCTACTTCTTTGGGGCTGTGGCAATTTAGTCATTTGTCTTTCTGTTGATGGTTCCTTCGATGTGTACGTCATTGAAATCGTCAGGAGCTCCGAGGAACACAAAGAAGGCTGCAATAGACGTAGCTACAAACAGTAGAAACAATAGAGCTGCTATGCCGAGTGCAATTAGGAGTAGTGCCTCTTGCATTAGTAGTCAGATCTGCGCGGAGATAGCGTGGCCAAAGCGATAGACGCTAGTCCAAGTGCGAGGGTCAGATTCGGAGCGATAAACGCCGATATCAGTGAAGCAACAATAGAAGCAACGGACAAAACCGAAGTCCAAACTATTGAACGTAGGAAAAGATAGATGCGCACGTTTAGTCCTCTCTGTTAATGCGATAAATGGTTGAGTCTTTGTGCTCAGGATATACAGCACCAAGAAGTGGTCCAGGGAGGCTCTTCTTGTGCTGGCGGATGCGTCGAACCGTACGGAGGTTGTTGAATAGGCGAGCTGCAACTGGTGCTGCAATAATCGCTATAACCAACAACCATCCGAGGGTCGGAAGTAAGGTTTCAAGATTCATATCGTTAGCATATCACTAGTAGCGGATATGTGCAACGTTTGTACTATTTAGATCTCGAAGTTGGGGTCAGGCCCTTTAGTTTACTTGTCTTGCCCTTCAGTTTGTCGAAGAACTTTGGCTTCTGTCCGTACTTTGCCCACTCGTAAACAAAGATGCAAGCGGCAATTAGAAAGCCTAGTGACTCTGCCTGAACAATGTAGTACGGGGTTGGGTCAATTAGGTAAGTGTCCCAAGGGAAAGTGTAAGTGACAACAGGGAACGCAATGGCGTTTCCGAATACAACTGCGAGCACGATGCTCTTATAAACGTTTTTCATTTTTATCCTTATGTCGTTTGGTACTTGTCGTTTGATGGTACTGCATAAATTTTAATTTGTCAAGTTAGAGAGAAGAGCCCCTCCCGAGAGAGGGGCCCTCTCGGTTTCTAATTATTTGTTTCTACAAGTCGAGTGTATGTAACCTCAACGTTGCCGTTTCCTTTTGCCCAGCGGCGGATGGACACTGTTTCAGTCCGATCTCCTTTTTTACCTCCGGCGTGGATCATCTCATCTGGTCCGATGTAGATACCGGTATGGAAGGCGCTGTTCGAGCCTTTGCGGGTAAACGCCACTATGTCACCAATCTTTGGCTCAGTCACAAACTCCCCCGAGTTTTTCTGTGCTGTAGCGCCATGGTAGAGATTGACTCCAAGATTGCCATATGTCCACATAACTAGACCCGAGCAGTCCCACCCGTCTGGGGTGGATCCTGTTAGCACATACCAGGTCTTGCCAACATATTTTTTGGTTGCGGCTATTGCTTTGTTGAGATTTTTTGTGTCTCTAGCAATTTTCTCTAGACGTGCAATCTCTGCCTCAAGTTCTGCCTGCTTGCGCTCAGCAGCTGATTCGAGTTTGTCCTGTCTAGCTTTTTCTTGTGCTAGCCACTCCACAGATCCAACCTCAGCCTCTTCGGTTGAGAACACTGGACCTGTTGATAGTGGTGATACTTTTACTGGCCCGGAAAGAACGCTCTCCACCCTCACAGGTGAAGCGGTGATCAATTCGGGTTCAACAGTTACCTGTTGGATTGTTGCTGACTCCTTGGAGCTAACACCTTCGTCTGTCAACTTGGCGAATGCTGCCGTAGAGCTTGTCATCACTAGCGCGATTACGCTAATTGAAATGAACCTTTTTTGCATTGGCGACCTACCTTTCAGAATTTGAATACTTTAGTACTCGGTCGTTTCTTGTTTGGGGTTGTCTTTCGACTATTCAGTTATGTTGTTGCACTCTAGCTCAAATGCTCCAGAGATGCTAAAAAGCACACCCTCTCTTTTAGTGAAAGAATGTGCCCTCCGTGTAAAAGGATAGCACAAAAAAGACCCTAGTAAGTCATTTTCTGTTTGTCAAATCGTAACTAGAGCTTAACTCTCTTGTACATTGCTCGGTAGGTTACGCCCGCTGCTTCAGCGAGTTCGCGAATTGAGACGCTATTTGCGTATAGATCTTTGCAGATCTGAGTTAGGCGCTGGTTGGCTACTGCAGGCGCTGAAGTAGACGCCATTCTTGATCTAAAAGTACGAGCTAGAGGAGAAAGCTGCTGTATGTCCTCGAAGGAGTTCTGGGGGATACCTGGAGACACTCTCTTTTTCTGGTATCCAGTTTCAGACACAGCTGCTTTAGGAGATGGAATAGGGGCGTCTACAATATTGGGCTGGTTCTTCATTACCCAGCTGCGGATCGTTGTGCGCGGGCGTCTAGGTTCTAATGCCTCACCGATGCACTGGAGAGACCATCCTTCTGTGTAGAGGGCGGTGACTCTACCAATAAGGGCGTCTGTAGCGATTGAGTTTAGAAGCTCTACCTCTTGCGGCGGAAGCTTCTGACCGCGAGCTGCTTTTCTGGACATACGATTCAGTTTAGTGTGAAGTAGGGGCGTTTATTTTTTAAAAAATTTTTTGGAAATTTTTAGTGCGTTTAAAAACAGGGGGGTGGGGTAGTTTTTTAAAAAGAGAGGGGGGGGGGTGTACGGAGAGGAGGGTTTAGTACCTTAACGCTAACTGCTTTTGACGGGTGAGAAGGCAGCGACATGTTTTCGGGCAAGGCCTAATTTGTTTCCTAAAATCGAGGGGGTCTAGTCAGAAACTGTCAAGGGGGGCTAGACAACTTTTGTCTAGGGGGGCTAGAAAAATAAATTATTTTTTCTTGAATCAAAGAATAAAAGTTTGTCTAGGGGGGTCTAGGTCTAAGTCTGAGTGTCTAGTCTAAGGGGGCTAGTCAAGGGGGCTAGAACTGCCTGGCCTCTGAGGGGGTCTGTGAGGGGCTGGCTGGTGGGTTAGGTGTCTGATACTAGTCAAGTATCTCCAAGCCCTCCTAGGGGCGCTGACGGGCTGTCCTGAGGGAAATACTTACAGACACCCCTCCAAGCCCTCCTGAGGCCGTCTGACTCCGCTGAGGGGGTGGATGTCACGCAACCCCCTGCCTGCGCCTGATAGGGGGGCGGGGGGGTCTGTATCTGGCTCAATGGGCGCTGATGAGCCCTGCTATGCCCAGCCTATTCTGGCTACGGCAAAAGGCTGGAATGGCTATTACGGCACACGGCAAGAAAAAACCCCCCAGCCTAGGGCTAGGGGGGGGTCTCTCTGTAGGGCTTACGGCAAGACTAGAACGAAGTCAATCTCACGCACCCAGCCACGAATGTTCGGCAGAGTGTCGAACGCAGGGGCGACACCCTCCAGCCCAGCCTCGGCAACGACATAGGCGTAGCCCTCCTCTAGGCTTGCGCCATCCTCGTGGTATGACTCATACGCGCCAAGCACGTCATCGGCTGACTCGATGTAGACAACGACCTCGCCAGAGCCCTTGACTCCGCCACGGATACGAACTGAATTTGCGGTTGAAACTGACATTTGAAAACCCCTTAGGTTGAACCCCAGCCCCTTGCTGGTTGGCACCAGCCTACAACGGGACACGGCAAAAAGCAAACCGCCACACCAAGCACGGTGGTCGCCAGAAAAAATAACTATGCCCCAAGGCAGGACGGCAAAAGAAAAACCCCTGCCCGTAGGCAAGGGTTTCATCTCTCGTGAAAAGTTATGCTGGCACACCAATGAACTCGGTGGCTAGGCACACACGCTGTCCGTTCTCATAGCCGTAGCCACGAACCCAGACAATGCTGTCCTCAAAGCGACCGACTCGGTAGAACGATACGAACTCCTGAAACTTCTCGTAGCCATAAGCCTCAAAGGTTGGCTCGATGGTCTTGCCAGTCTTGATGTTTACAACTTCGCAAACAACAGTTGCGATGTCGTTGGTGGTTAGTGTTGCGGTCATTTTGTATCCCCTTTCGAGCCAGACTTTCTGGCTACATAAGTAGCCTACTACATTCATCATAAAAGTCAAGTTGCCTCGCCCACACGCCACGACACGCTAGAAAAAATAACTACACCCTCCGACCCCGACCGGCAAAGAAAAAACCCCAACCCTTTCGGGCTGGGGCTTTCGCTTGGTGGCTTACTTGTAGAGGCTCACAATCTGGAAATACTTGGTCATCTCTGGGTCAAAGCAAGCCTCGTAAGCCTCTGGGTAATCGACCGCCAACTTCTCGGTGTCTACGCCCTTGCGAACTCGTAGGTCAATGCGAGCGAACTCAATGCCGTTGTGGGTCAAGGTGTCGAACTCGCTGGTCTTGCTGTCCTTGTCCACACCGAACACGCCCTCAATCTGGGCGGTCAAGGCGACCTTCATCTTCTCTAGGCGAGCAATCTCGGCACGAACTTCAACCAACTGCTTTACCTGCTCAAGGACAACCTTGGTTGCCTTGGTTGCCTTGGTGGTCTTGGTGGTCTGGGTGTTTACTGCTACTGACATTTTGTATCCCTTTCATTTGTTCAACCTTTTGGCTGATGTAATCAGCATAGCCTATGCCAAAACAAAAAGCAAATCGTCTTTGCTGGTGTGTCGCCTCTGCCAGAAAAAATAACTACGCCCTCGCACCGCAGACAAAAAAAGAACGCCTGCCTTTCGGCAGACGCTCTCTCTTTAGGGGGGACTAAATCTATTCTTTTGCTAACGGGACTGTGTTGAGAATCTCTAACGCAGGAAGATACTCTGTCTCATAATCTTCCTCGCGCCATTCGTTCGTCTCTGAATCCCAAACTCGTTCGTCTTTGCCGAACCTTGCTATGAATGTTTCATCATCTATGAACGGCACACCTGAATCTAAATCAACGGTGACAACGAAATGGACTTGTCTAGACATACTCTCTACTTCCTGCCTCTTCCAAAATTAGGATTATGGAATCGCCTAACCGCCAACCACTCGTCTACATCTGTCGCGCGTCTTAGACTTTGCGCTCCCTTGAATCCGCTTGACGAAATGTTTCGCTCTACTGCTTTAGGGAAATCTCGATAGAGAGTCCTCCACTTTGAAACGGTGTGAACGGTGACTTTGTATCTTTTTGCCAAATCTTCCATAGTCAGGTGAGTCTTATAGAACTCCAATAGTTCTTCAAGTCGCTGAATCTCTTTTTGGCGAATGGTTAGATTACTCATTACGAACCCAACATTCCCATCTCGTGTTGTAGCCAATCGTCAAAATCATTCTGGCAATCGTCACATAGGGGGTGAACCTGCCCAACTATTGCTTCAATCTTTGCTTCACACTTGTAGCAAGTTGTCTGCTCTTTGAGAGTCTTCAAAATAATCTGAGCCATTACGCACCAACCTTTTCACGCTCGAAGAAATCTTCAAGGGCTTCCATTGTCCCGCACGCTGAACAAATCTCTGTCGTGTTGTCTCGGCGTGAAATCGCACCGGGGTATAGCCCTGGGGTCTTGTTGTTCGGAATGTATCCAGCGCACTTAGGGCAACGCTTCAACTCGTTCATACTGCCCACGCTCCGAAATCTAGGTCGCTTGCTTCTCGGCGTGAATCGCTCCACGCAGACTCACCATAGAAATACTTCTTCTTGCCAGTAGTCACATCTGTCATACGCCAGTAGTCCTCTGGAAACTCGGCAGTCCCGACTGCCAGTTCAACTAGTTCGCTTGCGTAAACCGTGTCCCACACTTTTACTTCTGAAACGCTTGGCTTTGCCATAATCGCTTCCCCTTTCTTGATAGTCCAAACTTACCACATACCTCAGGTATAAGCAACTATCAAACTTCCGTGAAAAGTTCAGCACGCCGCAGAAAAAATAACTACTCTACGCAACGCAACGGCAAAAGAAAAACCCTCGCAAGCGATTAGCCTACGAGGGTTTGACTTGGGGGTTATTCAGTTGTGTGTTTGTTGTTAGGGGACAACTCTATTTGGCGTGTCTGCCACGCCCCTTTGCGTGACGACCCTTGGGCTGAACTAGCCCGAAAATTGTTAGCAACTTTCTCATTACTTACCCTCTCCCGATACGAATGAAACGAACTTGTTGAACTGCGGTGAGAATGTAAACATCACCGCAACGATAATGCCAATGCTAATCCCGTTGAAAAAGGTTTCGCTAATGGTCTGGTTTGGCTCTCCACCAATCAGTAGCAACACTAGGTAAAGGAATACCCAAGCACCTGCTACGAATGGAATTGCTAGAACTCCTGCTACTGCTCTGCGAATGTAAAACTTCATTTTGTTCTCCCTAACTTTCTGTCAAGTTATCTTGACATCACTAACTATACCTAGCACCACATCTAAAGTCAAACATCTTCCTCGTGTCTGCGGAAGCGTTAGAAAAAATAACTATGCTTCAAGAATTCACGGAAAAGAAAACCCCGCCAGTTTTCTGACGGGGTCTGCGAAACTATAAAATTACTTCTTAGTCTTACTCATTCTCTTTGGCTTTGGCTTTGGCTTTGGCTTTGGCTTGGTTGCGCTGTGAACATCTATGCCCCAGTTAGCAAGAATCGAGGCTGTGCTTTGCTTCAATTCCATTACCTGCGCTAGATAGACTTCTTGCTTGTTTCTATCTTTTAGGTCGGTAATCAAACTATCCAGCGACTTCTGCCACTCAACTACTCGCCTCTTGGTCAGTCTGTTAGTTCCAACTATCGTGCGATTACCCTTAGCCCACGCTCTTGAGTATTGAATGTCGTGTGGCGCACCCAACTCTCCAGACGCAATAGCGTAAGTTCTAGAATCTGGTCGGCGCTTCAATAGAGTAGCAATCTCGGCTGACATTACTTCATCTCTAATCGGCAAACGAACCTCTTCGGCGTTTAGGTAGTAAGTCGTCCTGCTTGGTGCTTCTAGTTTGCGTTTGAGTTCTGCCCTCAATGCCTTGGTGTGAATTTGAACATACTCGGCTTCCCAGTCGGAAACTTCTTTTTTGGCTTTTGCTATTGCGTCTGCGAACGACTGCTCTTGCGCTTCAATCAATGACTCACTGTCGGCGACTATCGCCTTTATGCCCTCTAAGTATCCAATCACCACATACTTATTGACTGTGCCTAGCAACTTCTCACTTGGTGTAGTTCTGTAAGCCATCATTTTATTGTTTACTAGCATTTATGCCTCCCTTTGTTATGAGCAAGTTTATCAACCACGACTGACATTCCCGTGAACTTTTACGAGTGTCGTGTCCTGGCAGAAAAAATAACTATGCTTCGAAAAAGAACGGCAAGGGAAAACCCCCACTAGGGAAATGTCAGTAAACCTAGTGGGGGTCAGGGGGGTGTTAGGGGGGGACTAACTCTTTCTATTTCTAAACTCTTGCCATTCATCATAAATCTCACTCCGCATAGTTCTACGGCGACTCTTTGGATAGCGACTCTGCTCTGCTAGGAAAAGAACGTGTTCGGCTTCTACGGCACTAATGCCACCTAGAAAAAATACTCCAAACAAAATCATCAGTTCTAATGTCGTGTCTACTCCAGCGACCAGAAACATAACCACACAAAACGCTGAACCAAGGGTCACGCCACGAAACATAACTGCTACGTGTTCGGCGTTATTCATTCGATTCAAATAGACGGCACGCTTGTATTGACCTCTGCGTTTGCGTTCGTGATAACTAAGTGCCATTAGATACCAAACACCTCTCGCAACTTGTCATCTAGGCGAGCAAGATTACGCTCTGCTCTTGCTGACGAACCAACCAGATACATACCAGACAGAATCTTCATCTCGGTATTGTCGTGGCACTCTGACCAGATAGAGGCTTTGGTGCTGTCACCATAAACGCTCTCGCCACCAGCCAACTTCATAGCACGCTCAAAGGCGAACTCTGCGTATAAATCTTTTGCTACCTTGTTGAGAATCTTTGACATTTTTGTATTCCCCTTTCATCAACCACGTTACCAACACCCTCTGACATTTTCAACTTTTCATCAACGGCGTGTCGAAGCTCCAGAAAAAATAACTATCCACCCCCAAGCACGGGCAAAAGAAAACCCCCCACTTTCGTGAGGGGCTAACTTTTTACGGACTATCCTGTGAAGGCTTTTCGTGTCTGCTCGACCAGGTCTAACATCTCTGCGACATCTGACTCACTCAAGCCAATGGTGTAACCCTCTGGGTCTGTGCCACCTGTGAGAACTACTGTCCCGAAGATTGGGCGATTGCCACCAATCTCTGAGTAGAGTGCTGAACCAATAATGTTTGCTTCCAACTCTGGGCGGAAGATGAACTCCTCGTTCACCCACATAATCACATCTGAAGCAACGACTACTGCTTCGATGTAACCATCAACGGCCTTCTGAAGTTTGCTCAATTCATCCTGAGCAATGTCAATGACACTTGCTTCCAATGCTGGTGTGATTACTACTGCTGACTTTGACATCTCTGTCCCCTTTTCTGTCAGAATCTCTGACTAAGAAAATCCTAGCACCCTCCACCACATTACGCAACTTCCGTAAAAAGTTTCGATCGGCAGCAGAAAAAATAACTATTACTTTTTACGGCAAGCATAAAAAATACCCCGCCATTTCTGACGGGGCATTTCGTGTTTGGTTATTGGTGACAACCGCAATCGCAGGTGCTGAGTCCTCGTCGGGCTTCACGCAACTCTTTACGCTCGTCGGCAAGTTCTTTCAACTTGCTATTCAACTTCTTGACTTCCCTAGCCCACTTCGACAACTCGTCTAGGTTTATCCCTAGGTTGTCTTCGACCCCAAGTTCATTCACAAAAGTCATAGCCAACTCTCGGCGTTGTTCTACAACTTCGTTCATCTCTTCTTGAACAATGGCAAGTCTTGCCTTTATCTCATTGGTATCCATACCAACTCCTTTCGTAGTATTACTACTTTACCGCAACCTAGCAAATAAGTCAAGTTGTTCTATCGTGTTCGTGTTGCTCTCAGAAAAAATAACTACACCTCGAAACTTCACGGCAAAAGAAAAGCGGCAGTAGATTGGGGGAATCTACTGCCGCGACTAGGTAAAGGGGGGTAACCTAGTGTCTTCAACTGTTAGTGAGCGACTTCGCTGCTATCCAGTTGAAATCTATACTACTCTACAAATTCTTCTTCCGCATCCACGCACCAAGCGTCGAGGTGGTGATTGATGATAATCTCTCTCGCCGGCGCTGTCTTCTTACCGAGATAGGTTACTCCCTCAGGTAAAGAAATTTCCTTCTCAAGGTCGTCTTCCCAATAGGCGTCAATTGCTTCGGCACATGGTGTAATCATTGATGACGGCACTGGCGGGAAGTGGTTCCCTCTCAAGTGCCAATCCAGTTGCTGTTCCAGCGTCAATTCTGTTTCCGCAATTCCCATTGCTGTTACGTGTCCCATTAGTCTTCCTCTCCAGTTCCATAATACTCATTGACTAAGTCTTCCTGAATGTTATCGGCGATGATGAATTCTTCGAATGTCCATTCGTGTGAACCGAATGTAACTCGCTGATTAGGGAAGTCAATCACCGCGTGAAAATAACTTTCCTCGAACATGTTATCTGTGTCATTGCCTGCGGCAATTCCAAATCCAGTTATGGTGTCCCATTCGTTGCCAATAATCTGGCTAATGAAAATACGCACGCCATAACTGGTATCACTCCAACGCACCTGCGCCCTTGCTAGCGCTCGCTGTGTGTCGGCAAACTTATCTTCTCCGCCATGGTGGCTGTAGAGGTGAACGGCATTTCCGCTGTTGTCCTCTTTGATAATCCACTCTGTTCTCGAACCCATTTCGAAACCCCTTTCTAGGTATGCCCCAATTCTATCAATCTCTCGTGAAAAGTCAATCTCACTGGCAGCGGCGATTCGCGTGAAGTGTCAGAAAAAATAACTACATTCGGCGAGCGCCAAAGGGTAAAAGAAAACCCCGCCTAAGCGGGGCTAACTTTTTATGGTGGTTAGTAAGTTGGGGCGTATTGAATGTTTAGCATACGAACCAAGCGTTTCTTGGTTGGTGATGGTGAGTAATACGCTAGAAACTTCTCTACCGCATTTGCTGGTAGCGACCTTAGGATTCTGCCCACTAGCGTGCTAGTTGTCTGGCTAATCTTCCAATCAGCTAGAGAAACAATCTCGTGAGTGTGAATGTTGTATTCGAGAATCGTAGTTTTCCAGTGAACAATCGTGTAGATTCCTGCGTCGCTCATCTCCGCCACAATCGTGCCATTGTAATTTACGAATGGCTGAAACTTCTTGATGTAACCATTGATTTCGTAATTAGCAATTCTTGACACTATTCTTCCTCCTCTTCCTCTTCCTCAATCTCTTCGACCTCAATCGAATCGACTCCTGAGTAGGTGATGTCGTTGTCCATGGTGTCGCCCCAACTTGTCCAAGCCAACTTCTCGGCTTGCTCTGCTGAATCGGCCTCAATCTCGCCCTCGAACTCGATGAGCATTTTTACTTCGTATCTTGGCATTTCTGCCCCCTTTCTTTGATACTCAAAGTATAGCAGTGTTCGCCAACATTTTGCGTTTACTCGTGAAGCGTGTCACGACTCTCAGAAAAAATAACTATTCATCAAAGAGTGATGGCGTGAAAAAACCCCCCGCATTTTTACGGGGGGCTTCTCGTGATTCGGGTTAGTCCAACTTAGCCAGTTCGCTGGTGAGGCAAGCGAGCAAAGCTTCTGCTTCTGCCTTGGTGAACCTGTGGCTGATGATGTCCACATAGGTCGTGATTGGTTCGACTCTGGTGTTGAACGATACGTAAGTGTGACCAGTAATCGAAACCCATACGCTGTTGTCGTCTGCGTCTGCGCTGGTGTGGATGTCAATCGAGTTTGACACGTAAGCGTCGCTCTCGTGGTCGTTCTTAACAGAAACCTTGGCAGAGCTTTGCTCTCCAAGTTCGGTAGCTAGGTCTAGAACGACCTGCTCCTTTACAGCTGTGGTAGTCATAATGACTGTCCCCTCGTTTTGTGTAAGCCTTGTTGCTTACATAAGTAAGCGTATACCCTACCCCCGACATTTGTCAAACCATTCGTGTCGTGTCGTGGCAGTGCCAGAAAAAATAACTACAACCAAAATCCAGACGGCAAAAAAATCCCCCGACCTGGCTCGCTGTCCAAGGTTATCGGGGGAAACTTTTTACGGGCTATAAATAGCAAGCACCGCACTTAGGGATTCTGCCACCTAGGCTCTCAATCCAATCTTGAGTTCGCTGGTCTACGACATAATCATCTCCGCATTTGTAGCAAGTGTGCGTGTATCGTGGCTCGTCTGCTTTTAGGCGTGTGCCAGTTCGCATAGCGAGGTCTGTAAGTTCCTCGTCTGTTAGTTCTGGATTCTCGGCGTGTAGTCGCATTAGTCCCTCTCATCTCTCCATTGGTCGTAAGCGGCATCTTCGTCATAGCCGCCCTCATCTGCTATCTCTTTGGTGAGAATAGCCTGACAATCTGGACACTCGGCACTTGCGTTGTGTCCCCAATCATCTGTCTGCCCCTCTAGCACGAACTCATCTTCGCAGTTGTCGCAGTAGAAGATACCTGAATAATCTTCGGCGTAGATACCTGACCCACGCATTGACCCCTCTGGGTAGTTGCTGGACATTTTGTCCCCTTTCTGTTTGACATTCTGATTATGACATAAGAGTCTGACATTTAGCAACATTTGATTAGTGTGTCAAAGTTCTAGAAATCTGTCAGAAAAAATAACTATGGATAGAATCCAGACAAAGAAAAACCCCTAGCACTTGGCTAGGGGGCGAATCTTTTTTGACTATCGCAGGTCTGCGTATTGTTTCTGCCAATCCAAGTTTCTGATTGGGTCTTGTTTGAAAATGCTCTCAACATTGTCTGGGACTTGAGCCATACGCAATCCAGCCTGAACTACAAGTTCATACGAGGCCAGACCCAATCCGTCTGCGATTGACTGAATAATCGCACTCGAAGGACACTTCTGTCCTCGCTCGACCTCAGACAGATACCCCAGAGCGAGGTATCCGTTATCACTTATGGCTCGTAGGGTCAACCCTTTAGCAAGCCGTTGCTCTCGCACAACCTCGCCGAAAGCGGTCTGAAAATCTGCGGTCACCCCTACTCCTCGCCGTCCGTGTGGTCGCAATTAGCGTGAGGGTCTGACCAGTTCTTGCCCTGCTCTTGCCAGCCGTTCTGCTCAATAATCCGTTCAACGACCTCGCCACATTCCATAGCGGTTAGTTTTAGATTGGTAATCAGGTCGTCCACGCCGTCCATAAGGTCGGTGTTGTCCGTGCCTTCGTATTCAAGCCGTGCCTTGAACTGCTCGGCAAGTTGCTCGGTTGCTTTCAACGCCCGATACATAGTCGGGTCTGCGTATCCGTCTTTCACATACGACTCAATAAGCACGCCGACTACCGTGAGGGTAAGTCCCGTGATGTCCTCTAGTTCCAATGGCTGATTCATTCAGCACCCCTTTCCTTTGGTATCAGATTACCACTTGCTTCCGACAATTTCCACTTATTTCCAAGTCGTGTCAAACCTGTCAGAAAAAATAACTATTGGTGTTGGTGCGAGAAAAGGGGCAGGGCTTTCGCCCCACCCCTCTCTGGTGCTACTTCGCCTGTCGTGTCACAGAGCGAATAGGGTATTGCTTCTTGGTGACGAGGCACGCCTCGTAGACCTCTGGGAACTTGGTCTTTAGCAAGTCCATGTCCACAGACTCTTTCGACTGCTCTGCGATAACGGCAACCTCAACGCCATTGTGGATAAGGGTCTGGGCTTGCTCGCTCACTACGGCAAAGATTTCCTTGCGTAGTTCGTCTACACGCTTGGTTGCCGAGTTGGCAATCGCACGAACATCTTTCAGTTCGTCCAACATAGCCACGAACTTCTTTGTGACCTTGACGACCTGTGCTACTGGTGTTGCCTGTGTTGCTTGGGAAATGACCTGAGTCATGAGTCCCCCCTCTTGGGCTACTTCTGTTTCACCCTGATTGGATACTCCAATCCTACTCCTTTTCAATCAAAAAGCAAATCAAAGTTCCCTGCGTGTCGCACTAGAAAAAATAACTATTGGGCTGGCAATCCGGGCTGGGGAGTGCCAACTTTTTACGAGCTAGAGAAAGTCAGACCGGCAACTTTTATGATCACTAGAACTCCCAGAGCAATACCTCGGGAAAGGCGAAACCCCTACCAAGACTTGGGGGAAGCAACTTGATAGGGGTTTCTATTGACTATCCGTTGGGAACTAGTGTCAGGTGAAAGGGGGGAACTCCCGACTTTCGCTCAACCTCTAGATAGGCAATCCGTTGTGCTTAGGTGAGTGAACCCACCTTTGCTAAGGCTTCGCTTGCCGACTTGCCGACTAGCAGGGCAATCTCGGCGGTGTCTAGGTTGTCCAAGTGAACTCCCCACGCCGATTCTCGGATAATGCTTCTAGCACCAATCGAGTAGCAATCTTTCGGTGTAATCCAGAGAACCGCCACGCCGTTCGCTTTACACTCTCGTAGAACCTTGACTGCCCATTCCGTCTGCTTCGGTGTGTAGTTGCCGTCTGAAACGATAACCAACATTCTCACGCCGTCACCGAAAGTCAATCCGAGTTCGCCGTCAAGTGCTTCAAACGCCTCGCCAAACATTTCCGTTCCGTCTGGTGCGGTGTAAATCGTGACCTCGTTCAAACGCTGTCCACGCTTGAGAGTTGGAAAGATACCCGAGCCGTAATAAATCATTGCGGTTTCTGCCTGAATCCTGCGACCTGCTTCGGAGAGAACCCACGCTGTCGTTCCCATTGCTTCCATAGCCGAACCCATAGAACCCGAGATGTCCACCATTACGCCAAGACGAAGTGTTGGGTCGTCTGTGTGCTTGCGTGTCTTTGACTTCCAAGTTGGAAGTTCGCCACGCATACCCATAGATTCGACTGCTCGATTCTGAATCAGATTCCTAGCAATCAGTTTTCCCTGTGGCATTTGGGTCTTGCGAATGTGAACAGAGCGTTCACGATACTTTGCCTTTTCCAAAGACTTCGCAATCGAAACGGCACTTGCTCGCTCTGACCCAGTTGGCTGTCTGCGAGTGTCCACTCGTGAACTAGAGCCACTTCCGCTTTCGTGGCTGTGGGTCTTATCAAATACCTGCTTCGCCTTTTGCTTGCGTTCGTTGCTCTTGCTTGCTTCGCTCTGGCGTGCCTTTGATTCCTCTTGAAACTTCTCGTGCTTCTCTTGGTCTGCGATAGAATCGCTGGCGTTCATCTCTGCTTCTGTGGCAGACTGCGAAAGTTTAGCAATCATCTTTTTCATAGTGTCAGACATTTCGCCCTCGCCAGATTCGCCCTCGCCCTCGCCCTCGCCAGATTCGCCCTCTGATTCCTCGAAAGGGTTTCCAACTGAACCTGCCTGTGGCTCGCCCTCTGGGTCTGCCTCACGCAAAAGTTCAACCCACTTCTTTGAGAGTTGAATCGCACGCTCGACCTGTGGCACGCCTAGCGACTGAAACTCAATCCAGACTTTGCGTAGTTCGTCAAACAAATCCTGACCAATAACTGAAACGACTTCTCGATAGA